GTCCTATCAATAGGTCCGAAAATATTTGTGAAAAAGCCTGTATCTGATACAAAAACAGGTGTGTTGAAAGGTCCTTCTTTGGAGAAACCTACAACCAAGCGAATCTGCTCGGCAGGGATGCTAGCAATTTGACTTTTGTCAAATTCAAGGCGATATATTCCCGCTGATTTGAATTGTACTAATTCTGGTGACAATGCCATCTTATTATACGTTATTTTTATTTTGTTTATATATCTTCTCGGCTCGAAGAAAATAACCCTTATAAGTATTCCCTTTTTTTGAGTATTGTCTTAGTGTATTAAAATTTACTTCTATTTCAGTTAAGTATTCCTTTAAGTTAACTACGTCATCAAATAGAGTTTCAGTACCCAGCGGACACACTAATATTCTAGTTTTAGCAGCCGCATGATTTTTTCCCTTTTTACCGTATTGAGAATTGTTCTGACCTCTTCTGTTGTCAGTAATATACCTTTCATATTTTAATTTAGCCTCATCTTCTCCGTATTTTTCAATCCAGACATTTAAAATATTTTTACCGTACATCCCATTTTTATCACCCTTTATAGCATTTGCTTTTTTATTTATATGTTCGTCTGATTGTTTTCTATTACTAAATGTTTCTTTAGCTTTCATAGCAAATTTTAATTTATTGTCATCAGCGTGCGTCTTTTGATAAAATGGGTTTTTATTACCTGAAATATCAATATGTACATATTTACCTTTTTCCCAATTTAATTTTATAGACTCTTTTATTCTTTCTATACTTTCTGCGCTGTGTTTATATCCTAATGAACCTTCGCCACCATCTGTCATATTAGTAAGTGGCCCCTTTCGCATGTCAGCTCGTCCTATTTTGGCTATATAATATTTCTCTAATCTATTCGCACTACATTCAGTAATTCCTTCATATAGTTTAAAACGTATAGGTTCTAAACCATTTCTCTTTATTTTGGCTATCAGATTCTTCTTGTGGTTATTGTTGCCGGCTTTGCTGTGAAGATGCACATCGATTCTACCGCGATTTGACCCTTTGCCGACATAGAAAGGTTCATAGTTGAATTTCAATCGACCGCAACTAAACTCACCTGTACATAGGGGGTTTAAATAAATGTAAATATAGCTTGTAAATAATGTGTTCATGTATTATATATATCGAACACGAGCCGGTAATTTAAATCAGGTCGTAAATATCATAAAACATATTGCCGTCACCCTCTTTATTATTCTTTTGTAGTTCTTGCTCCATTCTATCATAGATTTCACTATCTATTTCATCTAGAATCTCTTCTACATAATCCGAAAAATCTAATGTTGTTAAAAATTCAGTTATAGCAACACAGGTCATAACGTGGTCATCATGGCCCATTTGTCCAATATAAGAACCACTAGGTGTTCTACCAAATGTTGAAAGTTCTTTAACTGTTACGGTATCACTTACATAAACCCTGTTTTGTTCAATGTACTTCTTTAAGTTTTGGCAAAAAAGAGTTTTATTATCCTTTTTAATTTTCAGACCAAATTTAGAACTTGAAGCATCATGTCTATGTTTAAACTTAACGACCATTTCTTCATCGAATTCATTTCTCTGTGGGAAAATTGTCTGTAAGTGATTAATAACCGTTGCACCGTATGTGTTGTATTCTATAACAAGCTTTACATTTTCTTGATAAAAAATATCAATACAGAGTGTGTAAAGTATCTTTGAAATATCTTCAACACTATGTTCATTACTTCTATAAACACCGACCTGTTTTAAACCGAAAAAATCATTAATTGAACTAGGTGATAATACCCTTGTGAAATCTTTAGGCTTCATTGGTACAATTTCAAACATATTTATAACAGTGTAGTCACCGCCTACACCTTCTGCTATATCTACAGAAAATGCCCAATATCTGGATTTATCTTTAAATTCATCGCCGGTGTATTCATCACTAAAGAAAAGAAACCTTGATAAATCAATTGAAATTCTTTCGAATTCTTCAAAGTCAATATAAACATATTTCTTTTCGCCTGTTTTTAATTTCTTTATAGAAGATCCATTTAAAAGAAGATTACTGGAAGCCATGAATTGGTTACCGTACTGTCTGTTAAAAGCCTCTTCGCTTCCTAGGTTTTTAGTCTCCTGTGTTTTCCACTTCTCATCACGACCAGGCACCTGCCACCAGTCAACTCTAAACGATGCAAATTCATTTAATTTCTTTTCTGCAGCGTCATATATCTCAAAAAACTTATTATAGCCGTTAGGCGTACTTGTAATAATTATTCGTGACACCTTGGACGACGACAGAGTAGGATAAACGTTTTCATAAAAACTATTAACGAATGTGTGATGGATGTGTGCAAACTCATCTAGGAATAGCAAGTGGATCGTAAAACCGATACCTGCTTTACCGGTAGTTGATTGACCAACGATTCTACAACCGTTGTCAAACTTCATATTCATTACATCATACTTTAATAAACCTGGCTTTAAAAAGAATGGCAGGTTTTCAAGAATGGCTTTTACCTTATCGATAATCTCTTTTGTTGTACCGCCCTTGTTTGATAGAATAAGTGCGTTTTTATCATAGTTAAACAAGACATACCATGCAATAAAAATAGCCGAGCAAATTGTCTTACCGATCTGACGGCTTGCAAGGCATACATTAAATCTGTTTTCAACAAAGCTAATAAGCATCTCCTTTTGATAGTCTCTTAGCTCGATTCTCTGTAGACCATTATCGGTCATTACAGTTGCAAAATGATTTGCAAAATAAAGAATATCTGTAGCACATCTACGGATGTGTTCCATTTCTTCATCTGTGTATTCAAATACTATATTTCCTCTTCTGAGGTCTGGTCGACCCTCATGAAAAGGTGTTCCTTTTACTTTATATCCCTCGTCGATAGCTTTCATTAGCTTTTCGACGGCTACAGTACTCCAGATTGATTTATCGGCAGTTGCACCCTCGCTTGAGGTAGGGATCATGAATTCGTTATTCATCATAATCTTCTAGTTCTGCAGATGGGAAGTCGTCGTCAAATACATCTTCAATTGGTTCATTATCAATGATCTGATCATCAGTATTGTCTTTAATCATTTCATTTTGTATTTGCATCATTAAGTTTTTGGTACCTCTATTTACATTGGTAGGTCCCTCAATCTTTTTAACTTCGTCACCTTTTATTTGTTTTCTTTCTGAGTACACATCATAATCTCTGGCAAGTTTTTTAACACCCTCTTCGGTTGCCATCATATACATTGTCTGGCTTTTAATGATGTCTAGCATTGATTTCTGTAGTGTACCAAGTACTTCAAACATTCTGGGTGAACAATCACCATCATCTATTTGTTGAAGTAATGTAGTAATAGCACGCTCTGCGGTTTCCATTTGAAAAAGAAGACTACCTAGGGTCATCTCTTCTATTTTCATTTTGGCTTTTACATACTCATCATTGTCTATAATCTCTTCACTGAGATAGAATTTAAGAAGTGTGTTTATGGTTTTCTTGGCCTGAGCGCTTGCATCACCCTTCTTTTTAACATAGTCAAAGGGTTCTGCTCTTCTAATTGGTGGTAATTCCGTTCGGTCAATTGGTGAATCGATATCGTCCGAATCATTTAATATATCATCAAGAGACGATCTTATTTCGTTTGCTTGTTTTCGATAGTTTCTTTTTTCATTCATATTATCTTGGATTTGGAATTCGCAGTAAGTGTAATTCAGGTATAGCGTTGTCTACCAGTTCAGCGTATTGAGTATCATTCACAACATATTGATTTAAAACAGTATTATGCGATTCTTCTTCTACTATACGCTTGAATATGCGAATGTTTGTTAATTTTACAGGTCCTGCAATTAAGGCCCAGTATTCAGCTGAGTCTATACCTACTGGTTCTGGAAGAAACTGTAAATCGTTGTAGATTAATTTAAGTGCAGAAGTTTCCTGCTGCGGCATTGTAAAATTAAGAGGCTTATCTAATTCATATAAGTATACTGAAAGCGTTTTAAATAAATTTGATAGGTTTACAACAAGTGGATACCACTTGGTCTCGTCGTATGTTATATTATAGTTGAAGAAATAATCAGTGTTGTTTATAGACACTACAATAAAATACCTTGTTACTTCTATAGAAAGGCCACTAAATAAATCACCATATCCATGTATCAGGAATGTTTTAACAAGTGTTCTGGCTTTTCCATTTATGATAACACTTCCTGATATGTAGTCAGCGTCAATAACAAACTCATTATCTGTGGTTGTTTGTAATATGCGATGATATCCATTATAGTCACCCATATTAGTGAGCTGTACAATGTCACCGACTTGCCATGCAGGCGTTGAAGTCATTGCCAGTACAACTTTTCCGTCAAGTTCACTTATGCTTGAAACATTGCTATATGCCTTTTCTGTTCCGAATGTAGGCTGAAACCAAAATGTAAAAGCTCTATCTTCTGTGCTTTGAAACCTTGCAGGTTGTCTGTACTTAACAGCAAGTTCGTTTTTGGTAAGCTTATTTAATTCATAATGATTTTTCGATACTATTACCCAGTTATTATTAATTTTATAATCTGATATAGAAAGTTGTTTAGAAAGATCACTTCTTACATAGTCATTAATACCCGTTCCAATAGTTCTATATTGTTGAGGTTTTGTTATTTTTAAAGTTTCATCTTTCACTTCTGCGTCAAATAATTCGTCAACAGTTAATGTTAAATTGTCAAGTTCATCTCTAAATGGTTCTGGAGTGTCAACGCTGTTACGATCTTGCCATTTTCTTAAAGTTGCTTTATAATAAATGTCTTTGTATACAACAGGATCTGCAAGTGCAACAGAATTAATTTCATACATTCTATCAACTATCGGAAAGTAAATATAGTCACGTTCTTCAGGTCTTGTTCTTGCACCAAAAGCGTTTTGGAATTCGTCTCTTGTTATATGAATTTCAAAAGATTCCATTCCCATACCAAACTGGTCGAATTGAAATTCATTTGTTGGAAAAGCATTATCAGGTACAAGAACCTTGATATCCTCCATTGCGATAACGCTGTAGAGTGAATATTCATTTAATATTACGTCCTTGCTCCTTTTATCTGAACTTACTTTATAATATTTAACACAGTGGCCAAATATGTCATTAACAACATTTGTAAGTTGGTTAAACATATTTTTGGTATTGTTCAGAGTACCGTAAGGATTAAATAGATTATCTGGGTCACACCCATCGGTGATTATTAAATTAGCACAACCGCTTGGTATCTGACCAGCCTCACAACAGTCTACACTTACCTGTTTTACAAGTCTTACTATACCTGTATCTGAAATGATTTCAAGGGCAATTGAAATAAATTCCATGGTATGCCCTGTTGCTAAATCTACTACAGTATATTTGTATTCAATCCAAAATGGCTTAGTTGGTGTGACTATCTGGTTTTCCAGATTTATGTTTGTAAGAGGTATCCAGTCCGAGAAATTTACATTATCCTGTGACCATCTAAAATACTTATCGAATTTATTAGCACTGTCTTCACCAATTATCTCATCTACATACCCCACAACTTTCTCAACCTTTTCATAAGGTTCAGAAAGTTTGATAATAATAGTTTCATCGAGTTTATCGACTACGTAATCTCCAACTGCCATTTATAAATATATCTTTATCTATATATTTATTGCCAGGAAGCTGAAGTTTATTCTACTATGTCGAAGTCTGTAATAAAGTAAATAAACGGGTCGTCCATTTCGGTTTTAGGATCTATCAACTCAAAAAGATATGGTAACAAAGGCTCTTCTTCGTTTTCAGAAAGTATAGTTAAGAAGTCCTGTGACTTTATACCGATAATGTGACTGTAGCCGTAAAATTCATCTTTGTCTACTAGGTCGTTATTAATAAAGAATTCATTGATTTTAACAATGACATCATCCTCAAAAAGTGCAGTAAGGTCTATAGTAGAAGAAGTTATCTTATAGTTAAAGAATAATGTAGGTGTTTTATCGGATTTGTTTAATCTGCTATAATTAGGCTCTTTTGACACATTTATTTTAACGTATCTCAGCTTGGCAAATGTAGTAAATATCTTATCTAAAAAGTATAAACTGGTCGCGTTCTTTTGCAAGTCAGTTATTGGAAGAGATCTTATTTTATTAATCTCATCTGAAAAGGAATTATAGAAAACTTCCTGGAATTCATCAACAGAAACAATATAACAATCCTTTAGTTCTGGTACATTACCATAATCGACCTCTTTCTTAACCTTGTTTACTAAAAGATTGTCGTAGTAATTGTTCTTGTATAAAGTTATATCAATAATTGTCGGAAAGTTAAGATACGGATAATTTAAACTACTACTCATTTACCTTGATTTGTTTTTCAATGTATTCTATCTCTTTCATTACCTCATCGGGTTTAAACTTAAGAGCTAGCTTAAAATCACGTTGACCTATTTGATATTTATTCAAATATATTTTTAATGCTTCAGGATCTGGGTCATACGCAACGTTGTTTACCTTGGTTTGTTTATCCAGCTTTGTATAAATCCAGCCAGGAACTCTTGTATATCTCTGTGCAATCATATACCAGCTATCAATAACATTTGCCGCCACTGTACCGGTTTTATTTAACTTATTGGCCATTACTGGGTAATTTATGGCCATAAAACGGTTTACCATAAATCTATTCTTGGCCTTATCGTATTGTTTAAGACCATTGTAGGTTTCTGGGCTGGTAAAGAAAACTTTAATAAAGCCGAAAAGAGTTCCGTCATAATCACCGGAACTCTTTGCCTTTTTAGGTTTTTCTTTTTTCTCTTTTCTTTCTTTCTTTGCCATTAGAATAGACTTGTACCTGGTTTAGTTGTCTGCGTATTAGATTGGTTGATATAACCTGTTCCTTGTAATATACTTTCCTTTGAAAGAAGGTTTTTAAGATCTAGCTTATTCTCTACTATAAACGCATCAATATGGTTAAACATGATAGTCTGTAAAGTTTCTGGAATTGTAGAACTGTGTAACAGAATTAAGTTTGTATTTAACTCAAGGTTGGGTAGTAAATCATCAGCTGAAGTTAATTTCATTTCAGCTGCAATCATTTTTAGAATTTCCTTTTTATAAAATTCATCGAACAAATACATTGATGAAAATCTACCATGTCTTTTCTTAAATGTACTTACAATTGATTTTGATTTTTCTTCACTAATCTTGCTTGTACGTGGCTTACCGGTCTTGCCTATTTTTTCAACTGAGTACACAGATTTGATGTTGTCACCTCTATCACCTGCAAGTATTTTTGAAAAGATATATTCATCACAGAAGATTTCACTTACTTCAATATTATTTGTAGAGATAAATGTTTTTATCTCCTGTTTAATTTGATTGCTGATAATTAGCACGTTATCTATATTGAAGATATCATCATACTCTTCCTGTTTTGTGCCGTCTTTGATTTCAAGGTATTTTTGAAAGCCTGGGTATACAGCAAGCTTAGACCTTGTATTATCGTACCAAATTGTATAAGCATCAGTTGACCTGTTATAGTTAACAAGTTGCATTAAGTCGGTATCACCTGACCATATAATACAGTTTTGTCCTTCGCTGTTAAGTGCACTTGTCCATGCATAGATAAGATCATCACCTTCGGCACCTTGTACCCTATGGATAATTACACCACGCTCTTTAAGAAATTCTGTAAACTCTTCGACTACTTTATGTACATTTGCCCAGTGTATTTTACTGTCCTGTTCACGGTTGGCTTTGTACTCAGCATCTGGGAATAAATCCTTTCTCCATGATTTACTGTCTTGTGTAAAGACAATACGACCTGTGATGTTTTTAACTTTACGTAATTCTGAAGCAAAATCCATTGCCAGCTTACGCATGAAAATGGCCATTTCATATTCAGTGGACATGAAACGTGTATCAACAGATGATGATTCACCAAACTCTGCTGGCATCTTTTGGCGCGGCAGCACAAATAATCTACTGTAGATAAAATAGTTACCGTCTATAATCAGGTTGTGGTTTCTCATATATTGTTGTTTTTGTAAATATAATCATAATCTTTTAAATACCAAAGACATTTGCTGATTATTTTGAATGAATAATATCCTGTATTGAATATACACAGGAAAGCATTGTAATTACTGGGTCAATTACCAGTGTCCGTTGTGCCTGGTGTTCGGCCACTTTGATAGTCAACTGTGGGATAAACTTGACTGCAGTTGGTTGTTCCATTTGAATATACTCTATGAAATCTCCGCCAAGACCAGCCAAAACATCATCAACTCTGTTTCCGTATTCAGATACCAGATATTGGTAATTTTTAACAGGGTCGATATTTGTAAAAATAAGTTCGTAAACATCTTTGAAAACACCATGGAATTTTTTTACATCATCAATAGTAATAACTGTTTTGCCTTCGGCAAGATATCCCTGTAGTACAGTAAGTGTATTTCTAAGATCTGGAAACTTACGACGAACAAGTTCAAGTAAAGCTGGCTTTTCAATTTCTGCACCTTCTTTTTTTACAATCTCGTATACACGTTTCATGTAATTTTTAAGTTGCTCGTTTTCTTCCTCTTTAGAGAAGTCAAAATTGATTTGTTCAAATCGGCTTAATACGGCTTCAGGTATTTTATTAATGTGGTTGGTTGTTGCTATAAAGCGTGTATTCTTTGAAAAAGAATCCATTGTCGCTTTAAGTGCTTTATTAAACTGGTCTGATACACCATCTATCTCATCTAGAATTACCACCTTGAGTTTTCCTTCAAGTGAAGTTAATGACGCAGTAGAACAAAACTTGGTAATTTTTTCTCTAATTACATCAACACTTGTTTCATCTGATGCATTAATATATCTAAACTCCAGGCCAAATTGTTTACACATTGCCTTTGCTGCACTTGTTTTACCAGTACCTGGCGATCCATAAAATAACATGTGCTGGTACACGCCATCATTTAATTTAGTCCTGATGCGATCAGGGATAATAAGATCTTCAAGTGTAGCAGGTCTGTACTTTTCTGTTAAGAGGATATCTTGTAATGACATTTTACGTTATTATGGTTTAAATTTATACAGCACAGAAGTCTTTAAGTTTCAATATATAATAAATATGGCGGCAAACATGAAACACATCGTAGACTTTAACACATTTGTTAATGAGACAATAGAAACTGCAAAGTCTCAGCTGGATAAAGCTATGAGAAAGCAACAGAAGTACGATAAAAAAGCGGAGTCCTCTGCTTATGACATTCAATTTAAACAGGATAAACTTGAATTTGAGAAAAAGAAAGAATCGTTTAAAGCCAAAATTGATGCAGAATCTGACCCTGTTAAAAAGGCTAGATTTAAAGTTGAGCTCGATGGCCTTGAAAAAGATTGGAAACAGACAAGTACCAAGTACAAGGAACGTTTAAAAGTAATGAGATGAAACCCTTTAAATTTACAAGATCAAAAGGATACCACAAATCAGTGTTTGGTATCAGATATACTGGGCTTAAACCATATCAAATTAGATTTCTTGAAGATAATCAACTTATGCGAAAACATGCCACAGTTGATGACAGGTACGTACAGGTTCTGTTAAGGATTCTTGAATATGAGATACACCATAAAGATCACCTAAAACTTTACTATAATGTCTATACTGATAGTGTGTCTAGTTATGATGAAATTCTAGAAGACTCTAGAAGAATAAAATGGTTGTGCAGTATCTGTAGATCACAGATCGTTTCAGAAATGGGTAATTTTGAAGTAGGTAATTTCCTATGTGAAACTTGCGATAAGTCACATGGAAGTTCAAGTAAAATGGTGGATGAACGTATACTGGAATCAAGTGTCCAGTTTCGTAAATATTGCCAAGACGTATTAGTCGGCCAACAGAAAAGCTATCTTAAATATATTAAAAACTTCGAGAAGGGTGTTAAGAAATAAGTGCTGCCTCGATTGTACGGAACTTAAAGCATTTTAATTCACTTTGTGGGTTTGTGTTATAAACCTCGGCCATTTGGTTTATGATTGCCATATTGTCTTCAAAGTATTTAACCATTCCTTTATAGATATGTTCTCTGCTATTACTACCACTTGGATAGCCATCATGGAAATGTGATTTACCTGAGGTATGTTTCATATCATAACCAAGTAAATATATTTTTGATGCACCTAACTTAAGTGCAAGGTTTATTGCACCGAAACCGGAGTTGTTACCAGAGCATATTTTTTCAGGTGACATATCAATTATTCGACCGCCGCTATTTCTTAAATGTATGATATCAGATTTTAGATCACGTGGGCTCGGGCTTGGCGTGACTTTTATACAAGTCAGAGCATCGATCTCCCTTTTATACCAGTTGTAAAATCTACTGTCAGTCCAATATAATAAACTGATATTTGGCACATGCATGAATGCTTTATTGATTGCTATTACAAGTTTACCGTTTAATTTTTTAAAATCAAACCCCTTTAGACTTGCACCACCTGCTACGATGTAGACAGTTTCACCCTTCCATATAGGATCTATTTTACCATAATTATAAACAGGTCGGTAGTTAGGTTTAGACTCTGCTGCACGTTGGGCTTTTCTTTCAGTTGCTACATTATTATTCTGGCGGATGCGCTCCATTCTACTGCGCTTTTCCTCAATACTCATTCTATTTGGCTGAGGTTGAGGTGCAGGTTTTTGGCCGATCGGTTGCTGACTCTTTTTAACAGTAACTGGTTCGACAGGTATACGCTCAGGTTTAATATAGTTCGTTCTGCGGATCGACATGGTATATTTATTGCATAAAAAAGGGCTCCTTTTGAGAGCCCTTTTGCTTTGATTTTTATTTGTTTATGATTTACTTGAAAAGCATTTATATTTATATTTTTCTATTAATGTTTTCCAGTGGTATGCACAATTTTCTTTAATTGATATATTTGATAAATCTTCGGTAAATGGGTTTGTGTAATCGACTTTTCTAAAAGAGCCTTCACCC